TTGAGTCTGAGCATTGCCCACAAAGGAAGTACGCAGTGCATACCAATCACCAAGGATGGCCCCAGTGTAAGGCGTTGCTGTTGACACCGTGAATGTCTGAGCGGCAGAGTAAAAGAATGGATCCGCTAGTAGAAGATCGCAGGTAAAACGGCCCGCATTGCGACCGATCATCGATGGCTGGAGGCCTCCGGCGGATTCTACGAGAGCGCTTGCAGTTCGGAGAGTGCCCGCTTCATCATAGAATTGCTTCGTGAGGGTGAACTGTTCCCCACGATTGAATAGGAGCTTTTTAATCGTCGCCCAGTTCTGACGAAACCCAATCTCGGGGCCGTTAATTTCTGCTGAACCATCATCATTGACCCCACGAACCCAGCCGGCCAAAGTAATTACCCGAGAATCAGGCATCTTCGGCAAGTAAACTTCACCAGGCAGGTGTGGAATCTTCTGGTTATTGCCGCGCAAGGGAGGAACTCCTTGGCGACTATCTCCCCAAGACTCGAGGTTAACGGCCAGCGTTTGAAGCTGGACCGTTGCCCCCGTCCTGTCAACTGCAGACCAAGTGTCGACTGCGTTAGCCATATCAGTTTCCTCTCGGTCCTGCAGATAGATAGTTCAAACTACGAATCGCTCGAGGCAATGAGGTACTTGCCTCTTCTTGTTTCGGGTTATTGACGTTAAGGTTCTCAACGTTGATTCCCTGGTTATTTGTAACTGAAGAAGTCGAACTACCCATTGATGCAAGGTTAAGACTAGCAAGTTGCTGAGCTGCGAGTTGCTGAGCCATCATGTTCAACTGCCCAGCACTACCATTGCTCATCGACGCAGCATCTGTAACTGCCGCAGCCATGCGAGAAGCAGCAACAATCGCAGTACTCTGATTCGCCATAATACCCTGAGCAATACCAGCAGGGATCCAGTGACCAACTTCGTCCTTGAACTTCTTCGACGGAGAACCAATACCGAGGAAGCTCTTAACCCCGTTGATTGCACCACCGGCAACGCTCTTTGCTGCGTCAGCAACAGTCTTCGCCATGGACTTAATACCGTTGATCATACCCTGGATAACCTGACGACCAATGTCATAAAGCCATGTACCCGCACTGGAAAGGAATCCAGCAATCATGCCCGGAATGCCAAGGAACCACTGCCAAAGTGATTGAGCAGCACCAAAAATGCCGTTGATGATGCCCCACACGATATCGTGGCCTGTCGTTTGCAACCAGCCGATTGCACCCCGGACATATCCGAGAATGATACCCGGCAATGAAGCGAACCAGTTCCAAACTGCAACAGCTGCTGTAACTATGCCAGTAACAAAGCCATTAAGTAGCATCTGTCCCGTAGCAACCAACCAGTCCTTGGCGGTAACGGTAAGACCCCAAATGACCCCGGGCAATGCAAGGAACCAGTTCCATACTGCTTCTGCAGCGGTAACCATAGCATTGACGAAACCATTCAGCATATCTGTACCGGTCTGAACCAGCCAAGTACCAGCATCAACTACTGCATTCTTGATTGCTGCGCCCCAAGTTTTAACCCACCCTAGGAGCGTTTCCCAACCCGCCTTCATGCCGTTCACTAAGGCAACTAGGATCTTCATGCCGATCTCAGAAAGACCGCCCTGACTAACAACCCAATCGTAAATCATCTTGGGCAATAATGTGATCCAGATCAGAGCCTTGATGATATCTTTGTTCCACTGGATGAACCCATTAACAACATCAAGGAATAGCTTCTTGAAGAAGTTGATGGTGGCATTGACCCCAGTCATTACAGCTGAAGTAATGTCATTCCAGAGATTCTTAAAGAAGTTTACGATGTTACCCCACTGAGTATAAATCAACAGAGGGATACCAATAAAGGGCATGAAGACCGCTAGAATCAACGGACCCCACTTCTTCAAGAATGCCCAGATATCGTTGAACGCAGCTATGACGAAGTTCTTTACATCGATCGCGGCCCCGACCAACCAAGCCAATACACCCTGCACGATCTTACGGAAGGTAGCGCTATGGGTATAAGCAAGGTAGAAGGCAGCAGCCAAAGCGATAACTGCAAGTACAATCAAGATTACAGGGTTAGCGGCCATCACAACGTTCAGGGCCATCATGCCATCCTTGACTGCAGTGATAGCAGTCTTGATAAACATGAAGGCCATCTTAAGATCTTGGAACAGTTGGTACAACTTTATTCCCACACCGATGAAGACCATCAGTGTGCCAGAGATCAGCAAGAAGGCTGCGACTCCGGCCATCACCCAAAGGACAACGGTTTGGATCTGGGGCGAAAGATTGCCGAACCATTGCACCAGACTGGTGAGACCCTGGATCAACGGGCGGAGGACATTCTGAAGCGGTCCGCCGATCTGGATAAGCATGGTCTGCACGGAGTTCTTCAGATGAGTGATGTCACCCGAGAGGTTATCTAGCCGCTTATGAGCAACATCGGCCGCAGTGGTATCGCCGATCTGCTTGTTCATCTCGGCAAAGCCAGCTGCCCCGTCATGCATGAGGATGTTAGCTGCGGCAAGAGCGCGAGAGTTGAAGATGGTCTTAGTGGCTGCCAACGTCTGAGCGTCAGTCAACCCCTTCGTGTGGTCCTGCAGAATCTGGAAGATCGAGCCCAGATCCTTAAGATGTCCCTGAGCATCAATGAACTGGTTATTGCCATCAGCAGTGATAATGCCCAGAGCTTTGAGTTCCTTCGTGGCTGCTGAGGTTGGTCCGGTCAAAGAGACCATAACCTGTCGCAGCGAAGTACCAGCAGTCGATCCCTTAATACCAGCATTACCAAGCAAAGCTAGAGCATCAAGAGTGGAGCTAAAGGAGATACCAGTTGCTTCAGCGATACCGCCGACATACTTCAGAGATGTTGCAAGATCGGAGACATCGACGATCGATGCATTAGCAGCACCAGCAAGCTTGTCAGCGATCCCCATTGTATCGCCTGCAGCGACATGGAATGTCGACATGATCGAGACAATGGTGTTAGATGCCTCAGCTACACTAATATCCGCAGCCTGAGCTAGCTGAGCAGTTGCATCAGCCACACCACCAAGAATGTCCTTCGTCGCAATGCCGGCCTTACCGAACTCGACGAAAGCATCTGCCATCTGATCGGCAGAGTAAATGGTGGTCTTTGACATGTCGATGGCCTTCTGAGCCACCGCATCCATATCAGCCTTTGTTGCATTCGTAATCGCACCGAAGTAGTCAATCTTCTTCTCGAAGTTGGCAGCGGCATTAACCGCGACCCCGAACAGGGCCGCAATTCCTGCTCCCGCGGCAACAAAGCCGCCACCAACCTTTAGCAGTGTACCGCTAATGCTCGAGAGAGAGGCCTTGGTCGTTTCATTGGCTACACGGAGTGCAGCATAACTGGCTAACGCGGCGGCGACATCGATCTTAACCTGCCCACCGATAGTACCCAACGAACCGGCCATTTAAACCTCCTTAGAAACTAGCTGCGGGATCCCTGAAGCGCCCAGCAGTGGAGAGAGGAACATCATCAATTCCGAGGTATTTGTTGAGAACGCTTTGTCGACCTCGTTCAATCTCGTCTCGTTTCTCCCCCTCGACTGCGTCGAGTTCATTGTCAATCTTACTACCGAAGTAGTTGAGTGCCTGGTTAAAACAGAAAGCTACGTAAGGGTCATCGACCTCGAGCAGCTCGCTTGGGCGGCACCCCCACCTTTTGGCTTCGTTGTACAATAGCCAAGCTGTCAGCGGATTCCTTACGAAACTGCTCTACATCAGCGGTGCCTCCCGTCGTCCACTGGAAGATGAACATCTTATCTTCATCATCCACTTCGTCGACGTACAGGGTCTCATCGTCACGACCCTCGGGGTCGGGGATCTGGGCGCCATGCCCATTGTCTTTTGTGGGGAGAGGATTCACCGGGGGTTCAACCGCACAGGTGATGACAACGTCGTCAACCATCTTCAGCATATCCCTGAGGGTATCCTGGTTGGTAAGGTCAAGCCCAGAAAGGTCAGCTTCTTGACCGGTACTGAGCGACTTCTGGACGATGCCCATAAGCGAGTTCGGGATCGTGCCCGAAGCAATGAAGGACTGAAGTCCTACTCGCTTAAGCTTCATTCGCTGCCCAGATGGCAAACGAATGGCCTGATCTTTCTTCTTCCAGCTACTGATATCCGAAACTTCGGAATCGGCTGGGGTAGTCTTGCGAACAGCAGTACGAGGTTTGGTAGTCATTACGCGGCCCTCCTGGGGGTCTCTTCGTGTGGGTAATGCGAGGTATTACGAAACCGTCTGAACCGACGGGGCCGTGCTGGTAACGCCGTTCAGGTTGCAGGTAATGTTCGCCGATCCAGCGTTCACACCTGCGTTCACGAAACCGCCCGCGTTCGCAACAGCGATCAACGGCGCCGAGCTAAGCCACTGAACAAGGTTAGAAACATCGAGCGTACCGCCACCGACGAGCGTGGCAGTTGCCGTGAGCTTGACCGCACCCGAGGGACGGGCGTAAGCAGCGGTAAGCGGGGTGATGGCGATCGAGGCAATCGCCGGGATCGCGTTGACGGACTCGTTGACGATCCAGTCCCAGAGGTTGAAGTTCGGGCTGGTACCAACGTTATTACCATAGCCCTTACCCTTGCACTTGGACAGCATGAACTGCCCATTCTGGAACTGACCCTCGATATCGCCCGTAGCCTTGCAGCGATAAACGACGGCGTGCATGTCGCCACCAGAGTCGGAGATCGCCTGACCTTCGACCTGGAAGTACGGTCGAGCATCGGTAGTCTTCTTCGACAACTTGAGCTGACCGTTGGGAGTGGTACCCGTAGAGGTAAGCGTTCCGCCTGCGATGATCTGAAGCGCCGCAAGAGAAATACCACCGGCTTCGAGTTCCCAGTCAACCGTAGGTCCTGCACCATGAGAAGCAACCGTCTGGTCGTCTCCCTGAAGATCGGTGTAGGCTTCGGTTTCATTGAACGTGAATACCCGGGCAACCGGGAGGTCCAATGAGGCACCCAACGACCCGTCGGCGTTGACCGGCGTCAGCTTGACATCACGCAGGCCATACGGCAGAGCGGGGTTGTTAATTGCCATTTATCTTCCTTTCCTTCCTCGGATCGGCGTAGCGCTTAGTCTCAAGCAACTCACCAGTTGTAATATCGATGTAGTGAAGAAGCACCATGCCGGGTTCGTATCCACACGATCTGCGATGACATTTGGCCTCGAAGATCCCATTCTCTACTCTACCATGCAAAGTGCCTTCGCAGCGAAGATCCATAGTGGGCGGCTCCCATTCAATCCGTAATGCGGGGGAATCACCCCTATGATCAATGACGCGCGAGGGGCTAGCTTCGGGCCTTAGCCTTTGCCTTAGGGCCCTTTGCGGCACCCTTTGATTCGCCCTCATCATCGTCATCGTCTTCATCTTCGCCGTTCAGATTTACCGGCGGCGTTGAGTCGCCCTGATAACTAGCAACCTGCGTAACCTCCGGTATTTCGCCCATCTCTTGAAAGGCAATGAACTCCCCAGCCACCAGTGGATGACCGAGAAGCGCCTTTCCCGTCTCGTTCGAGACCTCGGCCGGCACGTTCTTGTAGAACGTAACCGCACGGTGTTCGATCCCCATCTTGGCGAAATCGCTCTCGTCAAGGTTACGAACATCTCCGAGGCCGATGAAAACTACCTGCTCCATGCAAACCTCCTATTGACTCCGAACGAACTGAAACCGGATATACCGGCAGATCGTCCCTAGAGTGGCGTCAGTAAGATCCTGACTGGTTTCAAGGTATCGCGTCGTCATAATCCCCGAGGTAGGATCACCCTGGCCCCGGATAGCCCGAATAACATCGTGACAGATCTGATCAATCTGATCGTAATCAGCTGGATCATCATGAACCCATATCTGGAAGAATGAGCGGTTAGGAAGAATATCACTATCTACCAGTTGCTCATCATCGGCCAAGACTTCCGAGGTAATGTTGCCCATATGATATGCCACGTAAGGCTTCTCGATGTTAGCCGTTCTAAGGCTTCCACCTTGAATGACGCTTTGTACGTTGGGGATTGAGATGAGTTTGTCGTATAACCATTGTCTATTCGTCACCGCCCAAACTCACCCCCGTTTCAGTTGCGCCAACCGAACCCCTGATCTCACTGCTGAAGTGCTCGAGGGTTGGCATGATGGTTGCCCATTTACCTTCCTCAATAACTTCTAGCCAGAGACCGTAGTCGACGGTATGGTAGAGTTCAAGAATCACCACCGTGTGGTCGGTGTAAACATCTACCCCGAGGCCGCGTCTCGCGTCACCCGTGATGTCGTTCCAAGGCGCGTTGCTCTGAGCGTACTCAAGAACATCCGGCGCTTGATTCTTAAGCTCTTCTTCCACTTCCTGATCGATCGCTACTCCCGCAAGAAGCGGGGTTAGGGTATCTTCGAGAAAGAAGAAGCCGGTCATGTTACTGTCCCCTGATCCTTAACCTCTATCCGAAGTTGAGCTACCACACGATCCGTGCGAGCTCGGTCTTCTTCCATCTTCGGTTCTATTGAGATGACGATGTAATGATCGCCGTGATAATCAAACTCATCATCTCGTTGTATATCAACATTGGTTTTGCATACTAGCGTATAATCCATTACTGGAATCACGCCAGCAACCGTTTGTTCGGTGAAATTACTAAGCCTGCGCTTGAATGTAACTAGCCGACAGCGCTGAGGCTCGAGAGTAGTCGGCGTTCCCTTCTTCCATCCGCCATTGCTAGTTTGCACATTATTCTGGCGCTGAAACTGAATATCTGCTGGATCAGCGTTGATAAATGCTAGGAGGTTCTTACGCATGATGCGCATGGCATATACATCAAGCATTAGTACCTCCGACGGATTCTACCTACCCGAGTACGACCCATGACCAAGGTAGAACTTGCTGTCTCAAAGTGTTTGATCATATCTAAGGCGTGCTTATGCAGATCCGACATCTGTCGCATCGCATTGCCCTCAGTGATCGTAATGAGCTCAGCATAGTTTGCTGCCTTGAGTCTCCAACCCTCATAGGCAGCCCGGTTCATATTTCCACCGGACTCCTGAATCAGGTTGTTAACATCGTCATCGGTAAAGAAGAGGTCAGCGTCTGAGCCCCCGGCAGGTTTCGTGTCACCGAGAAGACCTCTCAACTTATCTGCCGGGTCCCAGGCCATGATTACTCCTCTTCGTCGTCAGCGGTCTCGTCGTCGGCAGCAAGCGCCGCGATGAGGTCCGCCTTCTTACCGGCAGCGCTGATGTGAGTCTCTTCATCCTCACGCTCAGAGTTCCGGTTCTCGATCTCGGCACGAAGCTGCTTCACGTTCCAGCTTTCGTACCCCGTCTCGACCTCTTCCTCGTCATCACTCTCAGCGCCACCAACGGTGTTGCCAAAAGAGTCAACGAGGCGATCGTCGATCTGGAAAACGCCGGGCTTGCCGGTGTCGAACGGGTCTTCGGTCTTTGCCATTACATCGCTCCTCTCGTTAATGCTAGTGTCCCGCTAGACTTAGGCGTAGATCCCAGGCACAGTATATGTGCCGGAAACCGTAACCTGGCTGACGATGCCGGCGCCGCGCTGGCGAACACCGACTCCGAAACCCCGACGGTAGAAGCTGTCGATCAGCGGGTAGTCAGAGCGCTGACCCGGAATGATCTTCAGCCCCTGGTAAGCCGGGTTCTTGTGCTCCCGGATACCGATGGGGTTAGTGAGGGCGTTGGCACCGCCGGAAGCGAGTCCAACGATATACCCAGGAACGATGTACTCTTCCTCGACGATGTGCCACGGACCGTACGTACCGATCTGACCAGGCACCTCGCCCTGTGGACGACCAACGATACCGCCGTTGACCGTGATAAGAGTACCGCCGCCGACTCCCTCACTGGGAATGAAGTCGTACTTGGCGCCACCGGTCACGCGGAACGCCCGGATGAGCGCACCCTCCTGGCGGTTGACCCAGAGAACCAGCTTGGTGCCGGTCTGAGGCCCATAGCCGTGGCTGATCATGTCGGACTCGAGCGCGTCGATTCCGGCAGAGGTCAGCGAGGCCGTACCAGTCGTGATGTAGTGGTTGTGCGAACCCGAGAAGGTGTTGTTCTTCCAGGGCGGAGGAACCTCACCATCAGCGTTGTAGAACTTGTAGACATTGACCGGGATGTTGGCATCGGCCACACCGAGCAAGTTCGTCGGGTTGAACACCGTCTTGAACACCTGGGTGAAGAGCAGGTTATTGTCTGCCTCCAGAGCCATGTTGTTCAAGTTCTGCAGCTGCGCCCGGTCCGCCTCAGCGAGGAACATCCAGGTGTACCGAACAGCCAGATCGTAGAACTCGAAGGTGTAGCCGCGGCTGAACCGCTTTCCACCCTTGATGCCGACCGGCTGACCGTACTCAGATGCAACCTCGAACGCGGCGTACGTCGGCACTCCGACCATGTCGATGGTCTCGGTAACCCGGAACGTCAGCGCATCGATGAGCCGATCACGCTGAGCGTTACGAAGGGCAAGAGTTGCTTGGATCTCCTGGAAAAACTCGTTGAGATCCGTGCCATCAGCTGCCTGGTTGATGACGTCCGCACGTTCGTTGAAGCCCTGGTCATTACCCAAGATCTGGGCGTAGTCCTTGAACGTCGGTTCCACGAGAACGTCGTAGATACTGCGGGTCTTCGTCTTCATGTTTTGACCTTTCCTCCTATTCGTATTCTCGTGTGGCTTAGGTAGCCGAGCCGATGGGGGCACCGACGGCGCGGACGATGAGCCGAGTCGCCTCGACGGTGAAGCCCACGTAAGGCCCATCCGAAGAGACCGTGCTCAGCGTACCGTCCGACT